TCGCGTACCTGTCTTGCGAGACAGGTATTGCACCATCAGTGTTGCTGGCAGAATCACCACGAATGATCTTCACAATGCTCGCCTATCTTCGTTGGAGAGCAATTCATCTGAAGAGGTAGTCTGAGCGAATGGCAATCAACAACGCAATCGGTCGAGCAGGCCAGGTCGGTTTCACACCTGCTGGAAATACCGGTGTTGAGATTGTTGGCATCACCCAGTTCATTCGTGACTTAGCCAAATCCGATCAGAACTTCAGGAAAGAAGCCAACAAGGCTTCCACTGCGATTGCCAATTTGTTGGTTGTGGCCGCCAAGTTTGAGGCAGGTTCGGTCACCCGTAACCGTCAGGCAACTGAGGTCATGAAGGGAATGAAGGCTAGGACTTTCAATTCTCTACCAGCAGCAGTTCTTTCAAGTAGTTCAAACTTTGTGTCCAAGTCCCGTCCGAACCGTAAACGCAAGCGCAAGGTGACTCGTGGTGACGTGTTCTTTGGTGCTGAGTTCGGTGGTGCTAGAACCCCAAAGACCCAGCAGTTCCTTCGACATCGAGGCAAGTCGGGCTACTTCTTTTGGCCTACCGTTAGGAAGCACAAGAAGGATATTGCCAAAGAATATCTCGATGCGATTGACCGAGTTCTGAAAAAGTTAGAAGACACCAAGATGCAGGAAGCCGCAGCCCGTCAGGCTGCTGGTGGGGTTTACAACATGACGGATCAGGGTCTCACCTTCGTCCCTGATTGATACTTGACTCGGGCTGTCATTCCGCTACCCTGACAGGGAGGGAGGTAGTCATGGCAGTTCTGTTCAGCAATGTGAAGGCGATTGAGCCGAAGCCGTTGGCTTCGTCGTGGGATCAGTTGCGTGAGCTTCTGTCGTACCACGAGGAGAACCCTTCCAAGACTGATGGGGCTTTGTGGTCTCCTGTTGAGTACTACCCTGACACGACTCGTGGCAACCGTAATGTTCGGTTCATTGAGGCGTTGGTTGTGGACATGGACGGTGAGTCGTTCCGTGAGGCAAGGCTTGATGGGTTGGAGTGGTTTGCGTATTCGACCTATTCGCATCGTGATGATGATCCTCACTATCACTTGGTGTTGCCTTTGGCTGAGCGTGTGCCTGCTTCATTGTGGCGGGCTGTGTGGCAGGGGTTGCATGAGCGGTTGAATCTTGTTGGTGACCCACAGACGAAAGACCCTGCACGGTTGTTCTATCTTCCTCAGCATGCGCCTGGTGAGACCTTTGAGTTTCATGAGGGTCGTGGCGTGTTGTTGGATACTGATTTCAGTTGGGATGTTGTTGAGCAATCTAAGCCTGTGCAGTCTCGGCAGGTTCGTCAGCCTCGTGCGCGTCGACATGAATCGTATTTATTCACTGAGCAGTTCTGGAATGAACCTGCAAAGGTTTGGTCGTGGACAGGTTTGGAAGGTGCTGAGAAGTGGAAGGCGGCTGCAACAGAGTTTCGTGCTTTGCGTCAGCGGTTGGAGGCAGGCGAGTAGAATCGGCGCATGGCTGGTGAGCGCACGTTTGTTGTCAAGTTTGTTACCGATATTGGTGATGCGACTACTGGCATTGGAAAGATGGCGAAGAGTTTCTCTGGGTTGAGTGGTCAACTGGAGAAGGGTGTTGGCTCAGCGTTGAAGAACCTGATCCCGTCGTTCAAGACGATGGCGATTGCTGGTACCGCTGCGGCTGGTGCTGTGGCTGCGGCATCATTCAAATTGGTGCAACAGGCATCAAATCTTGAGGAGTCTCAGTCCAAGGTGAACACGGTGTTCAAGAACTCGGCGTTCATTGTTGACAACTTTGCGAAGACTTCAGCATCTTCGTTCGGTATCACGAAGCAGGCTGCGTTGGAGGCGGCTGGTACTTTCGGCAACTTGATTCAGGCGTTCGGCATTGGTGAGGGTCAAGCCGCAAACATGTCGGTGACGTTGGTTTCGTTGGCTGCTGACTTGGCTTCTTTCAATAACACTCCGATCGAAGAAGCAATTATGGCGTTGCGTTCAGGTTTGTCCGGTGAGGCTGAACCGTTGAAGCGTTTCGGTGTGGCCATCAACGATGTTCGTCTCAAGCAAGAAGCGATGAATATGGGCTTGTATGACGGCAAGGGTGCGCTTGACATCACTGCCAAGACTCAGGCCGCCTATGCGTTGATTCTCAAAGATACCAACCTAGCGCAGGGTGACTTCGCTCGAACCTCTGAAGGGTTCGCCAACCAGATGCGCATCTTGAAGGCTTCGTTGTCTGACGCTGCAACCGAAGTCGGCATGGTCTTGTTGCCTTACTTCAAAGACTTTGTCAACTTCATCAACGACAACATTGTTCCGGCGATCACAGTCTTCGCTGAGAACCTTGACGAGAAGGGTCTTGGTCGATCCTTTGAGTTTGCGATTGCTGCAATGGGTGACTTCGGCATCCAAGCGATTGCGGTGATGAAGTCTGCCTATATTGCAACACTTGAGTTCGCCCGCAGTTTGGCTGACATTCTTGAGAAGTTGGGTCAAGTCGGAATCATTGCGTCAGCTCTGTCAGGCAATGTATCTGGTGCTTTCAAGTCGGCTGCGGTTGGTATCACGGCCAGCAACGTAGGCGACCGTATTGATGAGCAACTTGCTGGTGCGGATCAACTGTTCTTAGATTTGGCGAACGGTGTCAGGACGGCTCGGTTGGAGTTGGATGCGTTGAAGTTCTCTAGCAATCGCACCACTGAGCAGCAGGTTCGGAACGCGGAGCGTGTTGGCAAGGTCATTCGGACTGGCAAAGAGGAAGAGGATGACAAGACCAAGTCAACGACTGGCGCGGCTAAGGCTGTGGAAACTGCGAAGCAGAAGTTGGAGAAGTACACGGATGCGATGCGGGCTTCAACCAAAGCATCCAAGGCGTTCACTCAAGCGCAGAATGATTCCAAGCGAGCCAATGAGGCGAAGGCTCAGGCTGATTCTGATCTAGCCACAGCGGAAGCTAACTTGGCGCAGATCACTGCTGGGTTCGGTGCTGATTCACCTGAGGCTAAGGCGGCTGCGGTTGCTTTGGATAAGGCTCAGCGTGGTGTTGAACGGGCTGGGTATCGGATCGAGCAGTCGACGTTCGCGGTGAAGGATGCTGAGTTGGAGTTGGCAAAGGTTCGTAAGGATCCTGAGTCTTCTCCTCAGGCTATTCGTGAGGCTGAGATTGCGTTGGCTGAGGCGAAGTTGGCTTTGAAGGATGCGACTGATGATCAGTCTGATGCGACTGGTGAGTTGAAGGATCAGCAGCAGTTGTTGAATGAGGCTGTGTCTGGTGCGACTGATGGTAGTAAGGCTTATGAGGAGGCGTTGAATCTTGTCAATGATGCGAAGAAGCGTCAGGCTGATGCTTCTGAGGCTGTGGCTGATGCGATTGATCGTGAAGCTGACGCTCAGGAACGTTTGAATGATGCTAACGAGAAGCAGGGTGAGTTGGCGAAGTTGTATCCGAAGATTGCTGCGAACAATCCGATGTCAGAGTTCACCGGCACTGTCGGGTCTACGGTGACTGGCAACGCTAGTGGTGGCATGGCTGACATCTATCGTGGTCAAACAAATGTGGTGGTGAATGCTGGTTTAGTTTCTAGTCCTGATCAGGTGGCTCAGGAGATTCAGGACATTCTGAATCGTCGCGCCAGGAACAATGGAGGGAACCCGTTCACGGGGACGTTCGGCTGATGGCGAAGGTGATGAAGTGGGGGGAAACGGTCAAGGTGTTGTTGGATGTTGGCTTTCTTGCTGACGCTTTCACACTTGATTCATCAACATTGGATGGCACTGATGTGTTGAATGGTTCAACAGACTTTGTCGATATTACCGAATATGTTCAATCGGTCAACATCAATCGTGGCCGTCAAACACAGTTGGACACTTTCAACGCAGGCACCCTCAACATCGTTGCAAACGACCAAGCTTCAGGCCGCCAGTTTGACCCACTCAACACCGACTCACCTTGGTATCAGGGTGCGTTGGGTATTGCCCCACGTCGCCAGGTGCAGGTGTACGGTGGCACCGCTGGCACAGCTTCGATGTTCTCAGGCTACGTCTTTGACCTCAACATTGACTATGCCGAACCACAACTCTCAACCGCCAGCATCTCTGCTGTCGATGCCCTAGCCCAACTATCACAAACAACACTCACCGCATTCACCCCATCGGCAGAACTCACCTCAGCCCGAGTCAACACCATTCTGAATAGGAGTGAGGTGGCTTGGTCTACAGCGTTGCGTTCTATCTCTACTGGTGTGGCAACGTGTGGCACGGTTGCCTATGAGGATGCGACGAATGCGTTGGCTGCTTTGCAGGCTGTGCAGTTCGCTGAGGATGGTCGTTTGTTTGCTGACCGTTCTGGGAACATCA